CTTCATCGCTGCCGTGGCTCAGGTTCCGGATGCCGCAGCAATGATTAACTGGGACGACTACCTGACCCGCCGTGGGACCGCCCTCGGGATCGACATGAAGGGCCTCGTGAAGTCTCAGGAACAGGTCCGGCAGGAACAGCAAGCAGCCCAACAGGCGGCCCTATTACAGCAGGGCATGACCCCCGCCATCACTCAGGCGGGCAACATCATCAAACAAGGAATGCAGAATGGCCAAAGCCAATCCCAAGGTGGCTGACGACACCGATGCATCCGACACCCCGCTCCTGGTGGTGGAGGATTCCCAACCTGTGGCGCCAATCGTGGCCCAGCCGGTGAAGACCGAGACCAAAGAGATCAACGGCATCACTATGACCTTCGAGGACTACTGATGGCAGCTACCGAACAGATCGTCATCAAGTCCCCGGAACCCCAGGACGACCCGGCCCACGTGGCTGCCATGGTCGCCAAGGTGGACGGTGTAGAGGTCCCCGCAGAGACCCCTTCGGACAAACCTGCCGATGCCCCGGCTGGTGAACGCCCAGCCTGGCTCCCGGAGAAGTTCAAGTCCGTGGAGGACATGGCCAAGGCGTATGCCGAGCTGGAGGCCAAGCAGTCTGGTAAGCCTGCGGACACCCCGGCCGAGAAGCCTGCCGATGCCCCGAAGGCCGGTGAACAGCCGGCCGAGAAGGAGGTAAAGGAGGAGCTGGACTCGAAGGGTCTGAACCTGGACGACTTCTCAAACGAGTTCTCCCAGACCGGCCAACTCTCCCCCGAAAGCTACGCCAAGCTGGAGAAGGCCGGCTACCCGAAGGGCCTGGTGGACCAGTACATTGAGGGTCAGAAAGCTCTCGCGGCAACCTACGAGGCTGACATCAAAGCCTCAGCCGGTGGTGCCGAGAAGTGGGACCAGGTTGCTGCCTGGGCCGCTGAGAACCTCACCGATGCCGATAAAGTGGCATTCAACAAAGCCATCGACTCCAAGGACGTTGCCACTGCCAAGCTGGCCGTACAGGGCCTCACTGCTAAGTTCGATGCAGCCAACCCGAGCGAGGGTAACCTCCTGTCTGGCCGCTTCTCGAACGCGGTGAGCGACAAGTACGAGTCCGTTGCCCAGGTCACCGAAGACATGCGCAACCCGAAGTACCAGTCCGACCCGGCCTTCCGTCGCAAGGTCGAAGAGAAGCTGGCCCGCTCGGACATCATGTAACCATGTGGGACCGCATCAAGGCCCACCTGGTCGATGACTGGCACAGGGCCTACAGGTTCCTCTCGGTGCAGCTCGCGGTCCTCCTGGTGCTCCTGGAGGGGGCCTACGCCTACCTCCCGGACATCACCTCGTACCTCCCCGAGCACACCCGTGGGTTCGTTGCAGGGGCCATCATCCTGGCCCGCATCATCCAGCAAACGAAACGAGCGAAGCCATGATCGCAGCTCTGTGGGTGGTCCTCAAGGACCTGCCATGGCGAGCCATCGGATGCGCCCTCTTGGTGGCCTTAGGGTTCTCTATGGGGCACCGTATGGCTTCGCTGGAGTATGAGAAGGACAGGACCGAGCAGGCCAGGGCTCTGGCCGAGTGGAAGGCCAAGGCCGAGAAGATCAACACTGTAACTGTCACCAAGTACGTGGACCGGGTTCAGACCATCCACGAAAAGGGCTCGACGGTACTCAAGGAAGTCCCCGTATATGTTCCGCGCAATGTGTGTGTGCTGCCTGCTGATGTTCGCCGGCTGCACGACAACGCAGCAGTACTTCCCGGAGCCCCCGCAGGCGCTGATGGCCAAGCCAAAGGCACTGAAGGGGTTACCGGGGAAGGCCGGTGATCCCGTAGACGCTCAGGACTTCGTGTCCACCGTCTTCGAGAACTACACCATCTCGCACCTCAACTCGGCCCAATTGGAGTCTCTCCAGGGCTGGGTGAGGGACCAGCGCAAAGCGTCTCAGAAGTAACAACCACGAAAGGAGCCTATGGCCCTCAGTACCTCCGATATCCAGTCCCTTCAGGCGAAGGGGTTGAACTTCCTCACGGTGAATGCGGCGGGCGTCGTTACGGAGGCCCACCAGTCCTACAAGAAGGCCCTGAAGGCCGGGGGCCACCCATCAGCCACGGTCTCTAAGGCCGCAAGCAACGGAACCACTGTCCCGATTCCGGCGCTGGACCCGCACAATAAGGACTTCGGCAAAGCCCGATAACAGGCCCACGGGGAGCCTGACCCAGAATCCCCGACCCTTGCCAATTCAGTGAAGAAAAAGTCCAGGCCGCACTGCGCATTTGCGCGGTGGCTCTGCGAACTTCCCAAGACATAACACAGAGTATCGACGGCCTCCCGAGGGAGACAACCTTACGAGAACAGTGTGAGTCACGGAAAGCCGCTCTATCGACTTTTCTCAACTCATTCACTGAAAGACTAAATGGCAAATATGACTCCGAGCCGTCCTGGACAAATCAACCAGGCCGGCGATCCGAAAGCAATCTTCCTGAAGGTGTTCGCAGGAGAGGTGCTGACCGCTTACGAAACCAAGCGTGTCGCATCGCGGTACGTACGTAATCGACAGATCACCGCTGGTAAGTCGGCCCAGTTCCCGGTCCTGGGTAAAGCAACGGGTGGCTACCACACTCCGGGCACCGAGCTGAATGGCCGGGGCGTCAACTCCAACGAGGTGGTCATCACCATCGATGATCTGCTGGAATCGGATGTCTCCATTGCGAACTACGATGAGGCCATGAGCCACTTCGACGTTCGTTCGGAGTACTCGAAGCAGATGGGCATCTTCCTGGCCAACACGGAAGACAAGCAGCTCCTCCAGCTCGGCATCCTGGCCGCCCGTTCGGCCGCCCGTATCGCGGGTGAGCAAGGCGGTTCGGTTATCACCTCGGCCACGGCCGGCACCGACTCGGAAGCTCTGATCGCTGCGATCTTCGCTGCGGCCCAGAAGTTCGATGAGAAGGATGTCCCGGAAGAGGACCGTGCGTTCTTCCTGCGTCCGGCACAGTACTACCTGCTGGCCCAGAACACGAAGATCATGGACAAGGACTGGGGTGGTGCTGGTGTCTACGCTGACGGTAACGTCCTGCGTGTGGCCGGCATGGAGATCGTCAAGACCAACAACCTGCCGTCCGGCGTGGTTGCTTCGGGCTCGACCGATGCAGGTACTGGCGACAAGTACGCCGGTACGTTCTCGACCACCGTAGGCCTGGCACTCCAGAAGGGTGCCCTGGGCTCGGTCACGCTGATGGACCTGGCGATGGACGCCGAGTACGAGGCCCGCTACCAGGCCACGCTGCTGGTGGCTAAGTTCGCCAAGGGCTACGGCATCCTGGCTCCGCAGGCCGCAGTGGAAGTGAAGACTTCCTAATCAGCAGCAACCCTAAGCCTCATCAGGGGTCCCTTCGGGGGCTCCTGGTGGGGCTTTTTTTTATTGGACTATCGAATGGCAACAATCACCATCACCGAAATTGGTGACGGCTCACGAACTAAGTTCACGCTCCCAACCCATACAGGCACGGCGACCGCTACCGTGAATGGTGGCGCCGTTGGGATCGCAAGTCAGGGCAGTGATTCCGTCACCCTCTCTTCGGCACCTGCTGCTGGGTCCATCGTCTCCATCTCGTTCACCCCCTTGGTTGCCCCATCCGGAAACGAAATTCTTCCCGCTATCCCGTGGGGAACACAGCCGGCTTCCGGAACAACCATCGGCCAGCGTCTCCGCATCACTGACGTTGGTGTGGGCTCAGGCATAACTGTAGTGTGGGACGGTACGCGCTGGGTCCCAGACGGTATTCAGACACTGAGCCGAAGCTCGGTGGCGATCCCCCTTACCGGAACTACGGCCGAGACCGTCATTGCTACCGTCCAGATCCCAGCAGGTTTGCTTGGCCTGAACGGTTCTCTACAGGTCTCATCCACCTGGAGTGTCCCTAATAGCGCCAACAGCAAGACCCTTAGGGTGCGCTTCGGGGGCATCGGTGGGACCGCATACATGTCCTCAGCCCTCACCTCGTCTCAAGCGTTCTGTGACCTGCGGCGCATCGTCAACCGGAATTCAGCGTCTTCGCAGGTTGGTTCATTCCCAAGCGGAATCTCTGCTTTCGGTGCGTCCACCTCAGCAGTTGTGACTGGGGCACTCGACACGAGCACCGCACAAAACCTGGTGTTCACAGGTCAGCTTGCCCTCGCCACCGAGACGATAACGCTGGAAAGCTACACAGTCGAAATCCTGCCATGACAACTTCAACAACTCCCACCACGGAGCTGGAGGCGATCAACCTCATGCTCTCCGTGATCGGTGAGAGCCCCCTCAGCTCCCTCGATGACACCACCGTGGTGGACGCAGTGCTGGCCCGCCAGGTGCTCTCTGAGGTGTCCCGTACGGTGCAGACTACCGGCTGGCACTTCAACACGGAGATTGCATTCCCTCTGCTGCCGGAAGTCCCCTCATCGGAAATCCCGGTTCCGCCCAACTGCCTCCGAGTTCAGACCGTCTACCCTGACGATCTTACCGATGCGGTTCACCGTGGGAGTCGCCTCTACGACCGCCTGAACCACACCTACCAGTTCTCGAAGGGCCTCAAGGTGGACATGGTTGTCCTCCTCCCATTCGATGAGCTTCCCGAGACTGCCCGCCACTACATCGCCGTCCGAGCTGCCCGTGTGTTCCAGGGCCGGACTGTCGGCTCCGAGACCCTTCACGCCTTCTCGCAGGAGGACGAGACGAGAGCCCGTGCGGCCCTGAAGAAGGCCGAGGGGGTCACAGGGAAGCACAACGCCCTGTCCGATAGCTGGTCAGTCAACCGCATCATCCAACGAACGTAACATATGCCTCTGGTTTCTTCCTCAATCGCCAACCTGGTGAATGGGGTCTCACAGCAGCCTTACACGCTCCGCCTCGCCTCGCAGGCAGAGGTCCAGGAGAACGGCCTCAGCACCGTGGCCCAGGGCCTGAAGAAGAGACCCCCCACGAAACACATCAAGCGCATCTCAGCGGCCATCACCGGAGGTGCCTACGTCCACACCATCAACCGAGACACCACCGAGCAATACGTGGTGGTCATCACCAACGGGGACCT